GAGAAAAAGAATATGTGAAAAGAGTGCATGTGGGTATTTAGAGGATTTGGTGACATGTGTGCATATTATTCAGTTGAAACTACTCACTGCTATGCGGGCTGGTAACAAACAAAAGAAGATTGATATTCAAATTCCCAAATTGGATGATTTTATTCACAAAGCGTACATACATGTAGCCAGAAAAGTATACAAGAATGTATATTTGTTTGAGACAAATATACCCCCTTTGCAAGTGCAAAAGAATCACCGTGAACTAGAGATAATTATTCAAGAGTGTGTGTTAAATGCTGTGCGAGAGAATATTCCCATTGAATCTATTCTACGAGCATATATGGACGAAACCGTGGAGGAGGATGTTGTGGAAGAAATAAAAGAGGAGATTATTCCCGATCAAGTGGCAGAGACGATACAAGAGTCTTCTATTGATACATCTGCCGCTTCTTCTGCCTCTGCCTCTATGCCTACCAAATTGAGCTTTAATGATGTTGACTTAGCAATTGGTGTGGACAATAAAGAAGAGCAAATAGTTGCACCTAAGGATATTGATCGCTTAGAGCAAGTTTCCGTAATGCGAAATGAACAAAGAAAACTAGAAACTGACGACGATGATGACGACAATGCATCTAACGTGAAATTACATATTTTTGATGAATCTATACAACTGGATAATTTAGACGTACACAATATTGAACCTCCAAAGCTTGAGTTAATACCAGATTTATTGGTAGATGATATTGAGATGCTTGTTTAAAATCCTGGATGCGTAAAACTATTTAGAACATTGTCCAAGGATATAAAAACATGGACAATATTTTTATTATTGCTGGAATTGTATCTATTGTTTTCTTCTTAGCTAAATTTGTGGAGATGAGATTTATTGAGAAGGAAAGCAAACCGCTGAAATTATTAGTGAGAGATACATTGATTGTTTATGTATCCGTTGTACTTGGACATTTTGTGTTAGGTCAGTTGAAACCGATCATGCAACAAGCTGGTGATAGCGGTCCCATAGTTCCTTCAGCATTTACCGATAATCCTACATTCTAACATTCTAATGTAAGGGAAGCCGGAGGGGACGCGAGCATTATCGCCCTGTCCAAATTTTCACCAACGGTTTTTTTATATACTTGTACTGTTTGGAATAATCTTCTAAACTGTATCCCCATTTTTCATAGACCCAAATATTTCCCAATAAGGAAGGCGTTTTATACAATGTCGGCGACTCAACATAGAACAAAGCCCCCAAAATCCTTTCCAAGGAACAACGATCGCTTCTATTTTTCACTACTTTAAGCAAATTGAATAAATTGTATTTTTCTTGCAAGGAAGAGAGAAATGCTAAACTAATATATGACTGCACTCCAAAGCATCCATGCCATATATCGCTCTGGCGAAATCCAAGTTTTTGCACACTTGTTGCTGAAACTTTATCCAAAATAGATTCGGAATTCTTGAGAAGACCTGCTAGACGAACACAGTTGTCTATGTCTTCATTATAATCAAAATGCCATATTGGCATGACTGCTAATTGTCTCATTCGTTCAAAAGGGATTCTTTTGTGAAAAAAAACACTGTCGTGCAGAATGACGGCATTTGCGAAATATCGGTTTTTATACAAATAGTAATACGGTAACAATTCTCCTCTCCCTGCATATTCAGACTGAACAATCGTAATATTTTTGTATGAAAAATGCGATTCTATGAAGTTGTAATTGCTATTGTCATCAATAATGATGATTCTGCGAAATGGATAGAACCGTCTTATACATCTCACACAATGATTCCAATATTTATTCGTTTTTTCTGAATTTACATGTCTCGTAATAATAAACCCATAGTTCTCAGTCATATTTATAACAGTTGTTTTTATAATTAGTATAAATCCACATTTAAAAAGTCTAATTCAATAATATATATATATATATGGCTGAAGTAACAAATTTAGAAAAAATAACCAGGATCGTAAATGCAAATACAGAAATTCAAATTCTTAAAGAATTAATGCATGCACCAGATAAGCTGATGGCAAAAGAAGCCATGTTTGAGCTAGCGCGTCGTGTCAAATGGGTCAATGTTCCTAAATCATTGATTACTGGTAAATATAGCAATAAATATGACTATTTTGATCCAAACATGAAGTATTATGTTTGCAGTTATGGTGGAGCGGGTTCAACCATGTTATGTGAATATTTGAATCATTTTGGTACAACATATCACATACATAGTAGAAATCCACCTCAAAAGCTAACAGAAGTCGGTAAAAAAAAAGATGATGATGGTAATTCTGTTGGTAGTGTTGTATGGTTTAATGATACTGTAATTCCTGATTCAGAATTGCATAATTATAAGATTATTTATATTTATAGAAATCCAATTGAGTCCATATTTAGCCGGTTCATAACAGGACCTTATAAAAAAATTAATATGAATCATCTAGATAATATTGAAGCAGCACATTGGAATATGGAACGTATTGTAGCAAATGAGATGGATTTATATAAATTGGAGGAATTTTTCTACAATTACGTGAATCCTAATAATCGCAATTACAAAATAATCTGTTTAAATTATGATAAATTTTGGAACAATATTGAGACCATTAATGATATATTAAATATTCCTAATTTACCAGAATTTTATCCTGTAAGAAAAGAAACGGAAAAACAGTATCCCCATTTGGATGTATTTACCAGAATCTATGGTGCTTTGATTAAAAAAATGGATAATATGGATCCTATTTATATCAGTTAATCTTTTCCCATTTTATTAATGTCTAATCTCCAAACTGTCCCAATTTTGGGACAGTTTGGAAAATTAGCATATGCCTTTATTCATCTCCAGGCTCATAAATGAGCCTGGAGATTAAAGGTTAACTCTTTCAAAAAATAAAAGAGTTAATCCAAAAAGCACACATCTAAAAATTATCCAAATTTAAAACCTTTTCATTATTAGGTATCTTGTTCTTGGATATAGTAAATGCATTAAACTCTTTTCTCTCAAGCTGAGCTTGAGGTGTATGATTGTGCACATATCTTGCAATCATTTTATATAATTTGAAATCCGGATAGCGATCAGCCCCATTGTTCTTGTACAAGACATTTATGCCATTGTCATCCAAACACCATTCAACAATTACTCTTGTAATCGCATCACATTTATTTAAATCACGTATGCTGTCCATACTATCCACCAAATAATCAAAAATAGAGCATGCCAGCCTGCATAAATCAAAACTATAATTCGGTTCTAAACGCGGTTTTTTATCATTATAGTAGGGTTCAGTATTATATTGCGTTGATGCATCACCACCCAATTGAAAGCTATCGCTGCACATTATTTTTCCATCAAATTTATAAATGCTTCTTCCAAAGTCAATTATTTTAAATATTCTCCCGAATGTGGGAACGCGATAATACTTCTTTTTGTAACAATAATAAATAAATTCCTTTTCGGTGTTTACATACATGATATTATTCGTATGCAGATCATTATGCGTGAAGGAGAATACTTTCTGGTAAGTTATCAAGATCATGACAACTTGCATCAATGCAGAGAACCACTCCACTTCACTCAAATCATTGTGTAGAATTAAATCATCAAACGTATTTTCGCAATTTTCCATGCAAATAACTTGTACGGGGAATTCTTTAAAGGTTGCATATACATGCTCTTCTTCTTCAGATTCATCATCGTCGTTGTCGTCATCATCACTGTTATCGCAACCGCTTCCACTCTCACCATCTATGTCGGACCAGTCACCTGATTCGTCATCCTCGTCAATTTCATCGTGAGAACCCGTATGAGATGTTCTAGAAGAACAGCTTGAGCCGGATTTAAGTGTTTCTGTCTTGGACTGATGCAAATCTGTGAAATCTATTTCCAACTCTTTTAAATTCTCTGTGGTTATGGTTGATGATACGACAGAGGAAGAGTCTACTGTTGTAAAGACCGTATCAAATACAGATTCATCAAATATATCGGTAACGAGCGCTGCTGTTGCATCTTCAAATATTTTGATTGGAGCTAGTTTAGGTTTCTCTCCATCCTCACCATCCTCACTGAATATATTGCTATAATCTTCCACTTCAAATAAAACATTTTTTTGCTTATTGAAAAAATCGGATTTTGTCAAATAATCCAAGTCGTCAAATATATTCACTTTGAAATCATTTTTAATCGCTAAAAATGATCCATAAAAGTCTAAACCATGAATAAACCCGTTATTATGAACCATCTTGCTTGTCAAATAAGAGAAGAAACTATCTACATAAGCTGAATTATTCATATCCAATGTTTTAGGAGGTGCGGTTGACTCTCTAATAGATGGTAAATGGAACAAAGAACTATTTTTCCAATCGTATTTTCCAATCATAAATTTGAATGGGTCGAGAAGAGGGGCTAATTTGAAAAACACATTTTTTGTTTTCGGTTTAGATTTTTCATTAATAGAATGTTTGATAGTACACTTGTAGAGGTTTGGGTTTATATCGGCTAAATTACTCTGTACATTAGAGAGATACCAGGAATGGTTCAGATTGACTCCGTTATAATTTGTTTCGTTTAACACAAAGAACCTGTTGTATAGGGGTATATAATTTTGGGTTTTAACTAATCCAAAACCTTCTAAACTCTTGAACAATTCTTGATTTTTGCGCTTTTGATAATTCACAGTCGTTTCCATGGAACTAAATATATACCTTGTTCAATATTAAATTCATGAATTTAACTTATAATTCGCGTATTTCAGTGTTCTTTCTTTTTCCAATATTATGTATGACATTGGAACTTAAGAAATTTGATATGAAGAGCATTAGTTTTAGACCCAATGAAAGTAAAGGTCCTGTTGTTGTTTTGATCGGACGTCGTGATACGGGTAAAAGTTTTTTAGTTCGTGATCTGCTTTATTATCATCAGGATATTCCGATCGGTACTGTGATTTCAGGGACAGAGGAAGGAAATGGATTCTACAGTAAAATGGTTCCCAAGTTGTTCATACACAATGAATATAATACAGCTATTATAGAGAATATTTTAAAACGTCAGAAATCTGTATTAAAACAGATTAAAAAGGAAATGGAAACCTTTAAGCGTAGTACAATTGATCCTCGCGCATTTGTTATCTTAGACGACTGTCTTTATGATAATACTTGGTCTAGAGATAAGATGATGAGGCTTCTTTTTATGAATGGTCGCCATTGGAAGATAATGTTGATTATAACAATGCAGTATCCACTTGGAATCCCTCCTGCATTAAGAACGAATATTGATTATGTTTTTATTTTGCGCGAACCTTATATTGCGAACAGACATCGTATATTTGACAATTATGCAGGTATGTTTCCCACATTTGAGTCGTTTTGTCAAGTGATGGATCAATGCACGGAGAACTATGAGTGTTTGGTTATTAATAATAACGCCAAATCTAATAAATTGCAGGATCAGGTTTTTTGGTACAAGGCAGATTCCCATAATGATTTCAAGCTGGGATCCAAGGAATTTTGGGAGCTCTCCAAAGATATGCATTCCGATGATGAGGATGAAAAATATGACCCAGGAAATGCGAAGAAGCGCGGCGCAGGTCCTAAGATTAATGTAAAAAAAACAAAATGGTGAATGATTTTTCGTGTTCAAATATGGTTTAATCACTCAAAAATTCAAAAATAGTGAGGAACAGGAGTCGCAAAGCGACGAGCATATTCAGGAAGCAGAATGCCGGATGAATATCGCCATGATTCAATAAAATATAAATCTCTGAAAAACATTTAAAACCATTATTTTTAATACTATATAATGAGTGAGAGTGTGGCTGAAGATATGCACAACGGACTAGCTGATAAAAATCCTCAAGATAAATTAATTATTTTTTCTGTTGGACATAGATGTTCTACAGCCTCTTTAATAAAAATGATGAACCAGAAATTTGAATCTTACCCATTTGATTGGATTGTATCAAAGTTAGATGTGGTGGTTCATTCTATGGAGACCGATTTTGAAGATTTTTTGCGCATTGAAAACTATCAAGAAGATAGCACAGAGACATTCAATTTATTTGATGGTGTTAAAGTTCATGTATGCAATGAAAATGTTGTTTATAACAAAATGTACGAATCATTTGAACCCGATGTGTATCCTACAAATCATCTAGGTACTTATGGAAAAAAATTAGCTATGTCACATCATGACATTCGTTCTGATACGGATCATCAATACTTTGAAAGGTGCATTTCACGATTCAAGAATATTCTAACTTTACCTCAAAGAAAGTATTATCTATATACTCATCCAATTATGGGATTAGATAATTATCGGAATCAAACTGATTTTTTACAGTCATACTTTGGTGCTTTTACTGAGTATATGAAGACAAAAACAGAAAATAGTTTTGGTATTTATTTTATTGTTGTAAAAAACGATGATAGAAAAGGAGAAATAGACACGCTTATAGAAAACGAATATTGTATTGTGTATACATTGAATACAAATAAGGATTTAATTGATGCAGGTGCAGTATTTAGTGGGGATTTTTATACAGAGCAACACAACATGTTAGTTGCGATTGAGTCTATTATTGAAAAGACTCGTACTATTTCAACAGACAAGGAAAGGGAAATTTTATATTAAAGTAATGTAATCCTGGTATAATGGAGTGGGAGACTAGAGTTGTGAAGCATTGATATTGATTCAGGATCATCAGACATAATCATATCTGATGATTTATCGCAAAGTAAACCAGTTATAAATGTAACTATTGTTAGAGTTGCATATAATAAGATAAATATATCAAGTATATTGATCGGATCAGATATATATCTTATAATTTGAGTTATTATTTCATTCATATTTCTTCCAAACGGCATTGTCTTTTTTATTGAAATAGGTAATATACAAATTATCTATTTCAATTGTTTTTATCTCGTTGGATGGGACGTAGAATCACCCGATATTTTTAATTCAATCCTTATTTGCAAATGGTCCGCTGATTAGTTCACTTTGACCATTATCGGTCTTTCCAATAACAATATTATCTCCTTCAAAGAGCTCATTGCGAATATCCGCAGTGGAAATCTCTTCCCCGTCTTGTTTCAATGATTGCTCCTGTGTATTTGCCAATCCAACACCAATTAGATTGCCAGCATCATCAATGGTCTGTGTGAGAACATTTCCGGACTTTTCTGCGTTTTTAATATTGTCTTCAATCGCTTTTTTCTTAGCCTCTTTTACGCGCTGATCAAACGTATTCTTGGCATTCTCCTCATTCTTAGTTTTTTCACTCATAAGCTTGTTGAGTTCCTCCTCCATGTATTCAACACGTCCGGTCTTATATGCCTCTGGCTCCCAAGGCATCCACATGCCAACTGGTCCAACATATACATCATGGTGCGGATCAATCTCACGCAACATCTTGCATCTCAATTCAGCCTCTTCCATAGAAGGATACGTTCCACGAATCTTTAATCCTCTTGTATGGGTTTGAAAATTATGAGAAACACCAAATGATTTTTCTAAATCATTTTCATTTTTGTCCACAAATGTTTTATAATCATCTGCAAGAGTGCTTTCAGTAATGGTTGCTTTCTCCTCCAATGCGAAATCTTGAAAATCCTTCATGATATCTTCAATAGATAGCTTATATTTAAAAGCAACAAAATTCAAGAATTGAGTGAATTTTTCCATGGATTTATTTAATTCCCATTTATTTAGGAACTCCTCAAAATAGAAGAGCTCCTTCTTCTTGAGAATGTTCTCAGGGGAAACAAATGATACACAAACAAATTTTTGACCTGCAATAGGTTTGTCCTCTTCTAATAAATCTACATACTTGGGATTGGGCGTTCCGTTCTTGTTTAACTTTCTCTCAAATTTAGAATGACTCATCTTATAACGTATATTAATTCTTTCATTCTAAGTGATTTCTAAAATTATTTATATTATATTTTTGGAAAGTATAACAAAATAAAATTTTAGTGACATCTTCTTTGACGAAATAATATATTTTTTTCTTATCATTTAGTATAAATGTACGGCACTTTTGATGTCAGCGAGTTGATAAAACGAATCATCAAGTATTTAGTGGAGGGTCTTATGGTGGCGCTAGCGGCTTATGCCATTCCCAAGAGATCATTGAACTTGGAGGAGATTGCTATGATTGCCTTAACCGCCGCAGCAACATTTAGCATTTTGGACACGTATATTCCCAGTATGGGAGTGACCGCGCGTTCCGGCGCCGGATTCGGTATTGGTGCCAACTTGGTTGGTTTCCCTGGCGGACTTTAAGCGATATCATATCATTTATGTAGCAAAAATATAACATAATATAATTATAATCGGTGTTATAATTATAATGAAAAGAATAATGAAAAGAACAATGAAAAGAATAATGAAAAGAACAATGATAAAACGACAAATATTGAAAAGAAAGGCCGCACGAAGACCTAGTAAAAAACTTACGTCTAGAAAAATAAAAAGAGGAGGTGCACCTTACTATAAAACATTAGATGGATCTATGCCACAGTTTGACAAGGATCCAGACTTGAA